AGCTTCCTAACTATATCATACTTTGCCTAAGATCCTTTATCCCCTGCTGTGTAAAAGAGGGTATAACAAAAGGATTAAATATTTATGGCAAAATCTACATTAGATGCATTCGCAAAGTTTAATGATTTACTTGAAAAGAAAGTAAAATCTAAAATTGAAATTCGTGGCTTCTCCGATATTGAGGAGTATATTCCAACCGGAAATTATCTACTAAATGCCCAAATGTCGGGCTCTCTATTTGGTGGATATCCAAACACAAGAAGTATTGGAATCGCTGGAGATTCAGGTGCAGGTAAAACATTCCTATGTTTAAATGCAGTTCGTGAATTACAGAAAAAAGACTACATGGTATTTTATATTGATACTGAAGGTGCAATCGACTCTTCGGACTATGTAAAATTTGGAGTTGACTTAACTAAACTTAAGTATCTTCGTATGGGTCTTATTAGCGAAGTAAAATTCTTCGTTAATGACTTAATTGATACAATCAAAGAAAATCCAGGTCTTAAAATTGCTCTATTCGTTGACTCTGTTGGAATGTTAGATACTGATAAAAGTAAAACTGACATGGACAAGGGTAAAAATGCAGCGGATATGGGTCTTCGTGCAAAGGAGATGCGTTCTCTATTTAAGTCCCTAACCCTAGACCTTTCTAATCACAAAGTTCCATTTATTTTTACAAACCACACCTATGCCTCAATGGATCAATATACTCCAAAGGGAATGTCAGGCGGAGGTGGACCAGAGTTTTCTGCTTCAATTATTTTAATGTTGAGCAAAGGAACGCTTCGCGATGAAAACAAAACGACAACTGGTATTATTGTTCGTAGTAAAACCAAAAAGAATCGTTTGGCTCGTCCTCTTGATATTGAATTCCATATTTCATTCCATAAGGGTATGAATCCATTCGTTGGATTGGAACAATATGTAAGTTGGGAAACATGTGGAGTAGGTCGTGGAGTTATTGTAACACAAAAGGAATTTGAAAAAATGAAAGCTGACGAGCAGGAAATACTGTCACCATTTGAATTAAATGGAGAGCAGGTTTATTTCTATCCTAAAAAGCTCGGAAAATCTTATATCGTTCGTCATAACGGTGATGCTGTTCCAGTCAAGGAATTTTTCTCATCAAGACTATTTACCGATGAGGTCCTAAAACAACTTGATGAAAAAATTATTAAACCAACCTTTAAGTTCCCTGAAACTCAGGATGGAATTGATGATATGGAAACAGACGAATTAAACGAAATGACAGAATTTGATGGATCAGAAGATTAATTATAAGCTTAAGCCAGAGTTACCGATTAAATACGAATTAAATTTGCATAGGGTTCTTCCGAGCTACCCAACTGAAACTGATTTTGTAGTTGATATTATTCAGTACATAATTAAGGTTTGCGAAATAAAGAATAAAGAATTTAATCCTTCCGACTTAAAATTTTCAGCAAAAACTCTTAAATATGTGTTTAATGAAAATGAGGTAACTCCTGGTTTTAAGGATAAACTAAGAATTGTAATAAAAAATTTAATGGATGCAGAAACTCTTGTTAAAAAGGGAGAATTTTTGTATATTAATAAAGCAGTATTTAACGAACTGTATAACTAAAAAATATGATAGACTTTAAAGAAAACATCGAGTTGCTAGAAAAGGTTATTCTTAACTTTATTCTAATGGATGACAATAATGAGACCCTAATTAGGCCAAAGAACGTAGAGGCCCTTGATATTAGGGAAGTTATTCCAAAAATGAAAACTCAGTATTTCAATAACGATGATCTTGGAAATATCTTTAAAGTTGTAAAAAACTATTATAAAGAATATCATAAGATTCCATCGAAAACTGAAATTCGAGAAATGCTTAACTTAACAAGTTATGAAATTTCAGATGACACTTTTAATACTCTACTTGGTGTAAATCTTGGAGAATACAATTATGAGTTCTTAACCAAGTATACAAAATCATTTATCTTAATTAAGAACCTTAACTCATCAATTGTTGATATTTTATCTTTCTTAAAGACAAGTGAAATAAGTCCAGAAAATGTTAATATTATTACAGATCAGGTTAGAACTAAGCTTAATACAAACTTAAATGTTTCCTTTAGTAATGCTGAGTCTGGCTTAAATTTCTTTAATGCAGTCGATCACGTTCAGGTTTCTAAAACTGGAACTCCAACTGGGTTTCCATTTTTTGACAAGACATTAGGCGGAGGTTGGAACCCTAAAACTCTAGTTGTTTTCCAAGGTCGACCTAAGGTTGGTAAATCAATGGTTCTTTCAAATATTGCAGCTCGTGCATTTATGTCAGGCTGTCAAACTGGTGTTGCAACACTGGAATTGGCTGATACTAAATATATGAAACGTTTAGGATCAAATATCTTAAATATTCCATATAATCAATATAATGAGATTACGTCAAAAGATCGTACTCAATTAATTGAAGCTAAAATCGAACAATTTAAACAAAGCGGCTCTCAGCCTGGAGAATTATGGGTTAAAGAATTTGCAACAGGTAGTGCAACTGCAGTTGATATTGAAAATTACTTTTTAAAAGTTCAAGAAAGCACAGGAAAGCGTCTTCAAGTTGTAGTCGTAGATTATATTAACTTGATGAGACCTATGCGCGAGCAAGGAAATACTTATGAGAAAATCAAAGTAATTTCTGAGGAATTGCGTGCAGTAGCTCAACGTAATGAATGGACTATTATTACTGCGACTCAAATTAAACGTGATGCAGTAGATGACCAAGATATTGGAATGTCAGATATTGCTGAATCCTTTGGTCTTGTGCACACAGTGGATTCTCTATATGGTCTAATGAGAGGGCCTATGGAAAAAAGAATTAAAATCAAGGTTATTGCTAACCGTGATGAAGGCTACACAGAAAGCTTTAAAATGTATCGAATGTTCTATGATTTCTCTAGACTTGTAGAAGAAACTGATCCAGCAAGCGAATACTACTCTGATGACGATGATATTTCTTCAATTGAAGACGATTTGCGTCAACAATATGCAAACGTCCAAGTTAAACCACAATTGACAGTTGCTCCTAGTATCAAGCAGTTTGGTGAACATGAAGATATTTTAGGAGATTTATAAAAAAACTACAATATTATGTGGAAGAAAAAAACTAAAGAAGAGGACCTATTCATTAATGAAGGTGACGATTGGTCAGCTTTAGATGGAGAAGATTTTGAAGGACTTGATCAGCTTGAAGGAGATGAAGACGATGAAATTGGACAAGTTGATCACGAATCAATTGATGATGAAGATGAAGCCAGATACCAACAACATCTAAAATTAAAAAGAGAAGATAAGATCTTTAATAATTCTTGGAATAGTGGTGAAGGAGTTAGTGACGAAATGTATCATAATACTGGAATTAGATTAGATCCAGGTCATACAGATAGTCATCTTTTAGATGGTGCATCATATGACAAATACATGGATAAAGTTATCATTGAAAGAGATCTAAACAATATCGCGATTAATGATGAGATTTTAGTTAAATTGATGGACATTACCATGGTTGAAGGTAGAAAATTTACAAAACCTGAAATCAATCTTGCCTTTTCTAGACTTTGCGATTTAGTTAGAGAAAATAATAAAACTACATTCATTGGTCCAATCGATGTTTTAGATTTTGTTTCAATGATTTCTCAAATGGATTTTAAAAGATTGTTTGAGTCTCTTGAATATGAATACAAAGAAGTTCTCTTATTAGAACTTAATAATAAATTTGGAATACTAGACGGTAAAGTTAGATTTAAAAAACTATTTTAATGAAGTTAAACAATATAAACAAAATATTCTTAGTAGGAGACTTACACCTAGGGATTAGAAATAATTCAGTGGAGTGGGCAGATATTCAAAAAGATTTTCTTTTAGAAGTTTTGCCAAAGACTGCTCAAGAAAATGGTTTTAATCCAGATACAGATATTCTTATTTTAGAAGGCGATATCTTTCATTCTAGAGAATCAATTAATGTTAGAATTCAAAATGATTCAATGGAAATTTTTGAAAAACTTTCTAAAGTATTTAAGCGAGGAGTCTTTATTATTTTAGGAAACCATGATGTTTATTATAAAGACTCTAATCAAGTTAATTCAGTTAGACACCTTAAACACTTAGCCGAAAATATTCATGTATTTGAAAGTCCAGAAATCTTAACGATTAATGATACTGAAAATTGGTTAATGTTACCTTGGGTTGAAGATACTAAGACTTTAGGTAATTATGTTGCAGATTATGCAAATATGTGTAAGCGAATTGTATGTCATGCCGATATCAAAGGACTAAAGTTTAATCGATGGACTAAAGTTGAACATGGATTAGAAATTACAGCGCTATCCCAGTATGACAGGGTTTACTCTGGTCACATCCATCACAGACAAGAACAAGATAATATATTGTATACTGGAACTCCTTACCAGATGGACAGGGGTGATCGTGGGAACACTAAGGGCTACTATATAATAGATGCTAAAGATAATTATAAAGAAACCTTTATTGAAAACCAGGCATCACCAAATTATGTCAAATATGATATTTGCGAATTATTAGATATGAACTTAGATCAACTAAAGAGTCTATTAACTAATAATTTTGTTGACGTTATGATTGAAATTAACTTATCAAATAAAATTCCAATTAGTCAATTCTTAATGGTCTTAGAACAGGTCAAATATAGAAAAATTGAATTTTTTACATATACGAGTGATTCAACTGAATCTCCAACTGCAGATATTTCATTAGATCTTTCTAGTTCAGATAAATTTGATGCGTTTGAGATTTTTAAAACATATTTAAATTCAAAACAATATTCTCAAAGTATGAAAAAGGATTTGGTTACCAAGTTTTTTGAAATACAAGAGAGAGCAAAACAAGAAAAAGATTATGCTTAAATTAGGATTATCTGACAAGGCTCAAGTACTATTTGATCATAAAGATGGGATTCCATCTGTAATTTCTACTGAGCGTATTATCATTGGCGAAATTATTGAAATACTATGTGCCCAGCACATTTCAATTAGCGACGGTTTTGAAATATACGAAAGACTTCCGTCATTTGCAAATTGTGTTCAGCCTAATGAAATTAAATTGCGAGAGTTAAATCAAAAAACTGAAGAGTTACATCAGCAGTTACTTGCAGAGCTTATGACAAATGGAGAACCGTCTGCTGAAGAAATTGAAAAATTAAAGGAACACCCAGAACTGCTTTCATTTTTTAATTCATATAAGTGGCTAGACATGTTAATTGGAAATATTCCATATTATCATATGGCAGAGCAGCCAAATGCTAGAATTGTTTGGAATACTGAAACCAATGTTTGGAACGTTGTTGCATTTACTGAAATTTTACCTGGGAAAACTATAACTTTACCTATTAAGAAATAATTATGAAGATAAAAGAATTTGCTTTTAAAAATATATGTTCATATGGAAATAAGGTTCAAACCTTTAAGTTTTCAGATGATCCAAATTTAATCCTTGTTCAAGGAACAAATGGCTCAGGCAAATCTAGTATATCTGATGCATTAACTGTATCGATTTATGGAAAATCTGGTATCAGAAAGATTAAGGAAATTCCAAATCGTATTAATAAAAACGCCTATACTTCAGTTAAATTTGTTGCAAATAATGGAGATGAAGTTGAAATAGAAAGAGGACTAGAACCAAATTTTTCAAAGATCTTAATAAATGGAAATGACTATAACTTACCAGATAAAAGACGAGTTGATGAATTTATTGAAGAAGAATTAGTTAAAATTCCATTTAACGTTTTCTCAAATACAATCTCTCTTTCTGTAAATGACTTTAAAAGTTTTGTTAAATTAAGCCCAGCCGATAAACGCAAGATTATCGATAAGATCTTTGGATTGGACTTAGTTAATGATATGAATCAATTGGTTAAAGAAGATGCAAAGACAGTAAAAGGAAAACAGTCTTCCAGTCAAACTGCTCTTTTAAAAAACCAGCACTTATTAGAGCAATCAGTTCAACAATTATCTGCTCTACAAGAAGATTTAACTCAAGAAAAGGAAAATCGAATTGCTCAACTAACTGATATTTTAACTAGAGCTAAAACAAAACAAGATGAAGTTAAATCTTCCTATGCTGAACTTAAAACACAATTAGACTCTGCCAAAAATGATTTAAAGGCGGCTAGAGAATCTAAATCAGCATGTACGTTTAATATTGCAGAAATTGATAAAAAATTGGCAATTTACGCCAAAAATAAATGTCCTCATTGCTTAAGTGACTTAACTGATACTGTACATATTGGAATTAAACAACAGCTTGAAGATAACAAAAGTAAATTCTTAGAAGAGCTTACACCAATTGCGGCTAAAATATCTAATATAGAGGGTAGTTCTAGAGAATTAGAAAGTTCACAGGAAAAATTTAGAAATGATCATGCTAAATTGTCATCTGCTTTAGATTCTGCAAAAAGAGAATTAGATTCTTTAACCCAGTCTCAAGATTCAGAAAAACAAACACAATACCTTCAAAAGATTATCGATCAATTAAATGAAGATATTGAATCTACTAAATTAGAAATAGGCGAATTAGAAAAAGAACTTTCTGTTAACCAGGAGCTTGAAGTAATTCTTTCAGATAATGGAATGAAGAGAATCTTAATGAACCAAATTATTCCACTTCTAAATAAGAATATTCTAAGAACTTCTAAACTACTTGAATTTAAATTTGCATTTGAGTTTGATTTAGAATTTAATCCAATTATTACCCACCTTGGAATGCAGATTTCGCCAGAGTCTCTATCCGCTGGCGAACAAAAGAAAATGAATCTAATTGTTCTTTTATGCATATTAGAATTAATTAAGATGAAGAACAATAAAATTAATCTACTTTTCTTAGATGAGATCTTTTCTTCTCTAGATTCTGTAAGCATTTACAAAGTAGTTGATTTATTAAAAACATTTGCTAAAAAGCATAATATGACAGTATTTGTGATCTCCCATGATCCACTGCCAGAAGAGTTTTTCGATATTAAGTTATTTGTCGAAAACAAAGACCATTTTTCTGATATAAGAGTAAATTAATATAGAACTATGCATACTTACAAAGGAACATCATTTGCGGAAGCTTACCAAAAGTCATTAATCGATTTAATGGACAATGGTGACTTATGCGAAACGCGAGGAACTACAAGCAGAGAATTATTAAATGTTTCTCTAGAAATCACTGATCCAAGTCAGTGTATGTATACCAATATGACTAGGTCTACCCAGACTAAATATATTGCAGCTGAATTTTTATGGTATTATGCTGGTCGTAATGATGTAGCATTTATTTCAAAATATGCAAAATTTTGGGAGCAGATTCAAAATCCAAATGGTACCGCTAACTCTGCTTATGGTAACCTAATATTTAAACCAAAATCTCTTGGTGGAATTACTCAATACGAATGGGCAATTGCATCATTAGCAAAGGATAAAGATAGTAGACAAGCAATTCTTCACTTTAATACGCCAGAACATCAATATAATGGTAATAAAGATTTTGTTTGCACAATGTATGGAATTTTTCATATTAGACACAATAAACTAAACTTTAGTGTCTATATGAGATCTAATGATGCTATTTGGGGTACACCAACTGATGTTGCATTTTTCTGTTCTCTACAAATGCAGGCTCTTGCTCATCTTAAGGAATTTTATCCAGAATTAGAGTTAGGAACCTATACTCACCATGCAAACTCATATCATATTTATGATAGACACTATGATCTAGTTAGTCGTATGTTAGTTGGAGAGTTCGTTCCATCTAGACTGCCTTCAATTAAAACTAATCTTGTTTCAATGTCAGGTCACCCTACACAAGAGTTTAATGACATTTTTGAATTTATTGAACATGATCAAGATGATATTTTAATACTACAAGAAAAAGAAGATCTATTAACTTGGATCGTAAATCAATTTGGCGATGATAACTAGATACGATATTGTATACATGAAAATGGCCTCAGAATGGGGACAATTATCGAATGCTCGTCGTAAAAAAGTTGGAGCGCTCCTAGTTAAGAATAACACTATTATAGCTGATGGTTATAATGGAACTCCATCTGGTTTTGAAAATGAATGCGAAAATCCTTTATTTGATGCAGATGGTAATTTTTTAGACTATGAAACAAAATGGTATGTTTTGCACGCCGAATCTAATGCTTTAGCTAAAGTTGCAAAATCTACTCAATCTTCTGAGGGTTCTACTCTTTATGTTACAATGTCTCCGTGTAGAGAGTGTAGCAAATTAATTCTTCAAGCAGGAATTAAAAGAGTAGTCTATTCGGAATCATACAGAGATTCTGCCGGTCTCGACCTCTTAAAAAAGGCAGGGGTTGATGTAGTTCAGATTCTACCCGAATCAGAATAAAAAATTCCATTCGTATTTTGACAGAAGATATTGCAACCAGAGAATTAACAATTGTTTTCGTAAGAGATTATAAAACATTCGTTGAACACTTTTCTAAAAAATGTAAAAGTGATTACGTTCTTAACATTAATAAGATCGTAAAAGAGAAATTTCAAACTGAAATCTTTATTCCAAATAAAGTTCAGGCTTTTTTATTAAATTATGAAATTTCCAAACTTATTGATAAGGTAATTAAAATAAAGAATCAAAAGTATTCCAGACTAATCTACTTGAATACAGAGCTTTCTCCCACTGGAATTTTAAATTCAATTAACTTTTTAAAGACCACATATACATGGGTCGAATTTGATTTTACTGTTATTGATCCAGATAAGGAATTCCATGCCGTACTAAAGGACATAAAAAAAGGAGAGCTATAAAGTTCTCCTTTTTAATTTAAATTAATTTCTAATTATTCTTCACTAGCTTTCTTTAATCTTAGAATACCAGCTTGGGCTTCTTTGTAATCACTTACAAATTTTACAGCTCTTTTATCAGAATCTTTATCTTTCCAATCACTTAAACTTTCCTTTGTATCTTTTCCATTATGGTGTGGATACGCAAATACAGTCATGTGTCCATCTTTTCTAAAATCGTAAGTTGCATAAGTTTCTTCACCTTCTGCTGATTCAGTAATAGTATCAAAGTCTTCATCTAATTCTTCATCAGATTCGTCCTCTTCTGGCATTTCTGAAACTTTTTGAATTGCAGCTTTAAATATTTCAACGCATTCTTCTTTTTCAATTTCCATCTTTTCGCAAGCGATTTCTAAAATTTCTTTTAGTTCATCACTAAACTCTTCCATAAACATTTCAAGAGCTTCTTCGTCGATTTCTGGAGTTTCTTCTAGATCTGTGTCTTTAATTTCATCAGCTTCTTCTTCGAACATATAGTTTTCAAATTGAGGAACATGACTTTCTTTTACAATCTTAACTCCCATTGTAGGAATTGCAGTTAAAGGTTCTTCTGTTTTAATTTTAGCAGTACGACTAGGTACATCGCTATTAAATGCTTTCCAATAACCATCATAATTGTGGTTTTTTCCGCCATTTTCAAAGTTAGCATCTCTTTGTGCAACATTTGTCCAATCTTTTAAAGACTTTCGTTTAGATTTATCAAATGACTCAGTTTCACTAGGTCCACCAAATGATGGAGCTTTCATGTCCATGAATCTCTTAAAGTCTTTAACATCGTTACTTTTTAGGTTAAAAATATCCATTTTAAAGTGGTTTTTAAATTTTTAGAATTGTCCATTTCTTACTTCAGTATAACTATCAGCAATAAAGCTAAAAGTCGCATTATAAATTGAATCTGAAGTATAATCCAATTTCATATCTTCAACCAAATTAGTATCTCCATAAACAAATACTGGAGAGAAATTAAATTCTCTATAAACGTCACCTGCACGGTTGTGTACTCCAACATAAACTCCGGCTCCGTTTGGCGCATAGTCTTTCTTAAGACCTTGTCTACCAGTCAATGGATCGTATACTAGGTTTGCCCAAGCTCTAAATAAGTTGTAAACATACATCTCATTAGCATTGTTTAAGTTGACTTCAAAATCAATTGTAAACTTAGCGCCAGTTTCTTTAGGTTTTGCACCTGCAAAATATCTCTTAGAGAATCTGTAGCTTTGGTCAACTGTTCCACCAGTACCAGCTTGTTCTGGAAGTCCAGTAATCTTTTTTACGTGTTCAACTAATAAATCATTAATAGCTGTATTATTGATACTAGAAGGCGGCGTAATAATTACCGTAAACTGGTTAAGGTATAACGGTTCAAATAATTGCTGGCCTACTTTTGAATTTTTAAAATGTGGTAACCCTGCCATTTATGTTGGACTTTTTTGTTTATTTATTCGCTAGATTATGATATATCTCTACGCTCTGTTTCCTCCCATTTAGAAATGAGTTCCTTAAAGCGTTTTTCCTTTTCTTCTGGAGTTAGAGCTGCATTTCTTTCATCAAATTCAAATGCATTAATTTGAGCCTTAAGTTGTTTTGCACTAATTTCACTATATGCCTTAGGCTCCTCCTTTTCAGGCATAGTTTCATTTCCAATAAGCGTCAATTCCAAGGTAGGAACGACCGCAACAATTAGGTTTCCAGGATAAGATGGATTATCACTATTAAAATCTTCAAGCTTCATATCGTAACTTGCACCAAAAATCTTAGTTAATCCATTTGATGCAGGCGTAATTGTAATAGTAAACTTATCAGAATTTGATATTTTATCATCTCCTAAATCTTTAAGCATGTTATTTGACATTAAGTATCTAAAGCTAAATGTCTTAGTTCCTTTACCCTCTTCAATCATTCGAAGTTTAGACGTTTTAATTGTAACGTAATAATTACAGCAGTCTTCTTCAGATGATTCTTCGATAGTGCACTCTTTTTCAACTTCTTCCAGTGTTTTAAACGGTCCAGCTACAAGTTTAACCTTTCCCTTATCTTCAAGGTCAGTTCCAACTAGCGACTGTACAGGTTCAGCTTCTTTTCCTATTTCAACTTCAATTGAGTGTACAACCTTTTTTTCATCTTCCATTGTTAAACAATAAAAAAACGTTGCCATTCCTGGAGGTAGAAGTTTCTTTTCTTCTGGTTCGCCTAATAGTTTTTGGGGTTCAGGTCCAGTCAATAACTTTTGACCAGGCTCCTCTTGTTTTGCGTACTGTGCAGCATTATATGGAACCGGCAAACCTGGTTTTTGTGTAGTTGCAAGTTCACGACTTCCTTGAACAGCCGGTAAGTTTGATCCACCTGCCGGAAGCTCCAATGCTTCATTTTTGGTAGAAGTTTCTGCCTTTTTAGCATTAACTTTTTCGCAAACATGTTTATGAATTTCTAATAGTAATTCACGAATCTTTTCTGCACTTGTATACTTAACATAGGTTGAAGTACCTTCAGCTTTAACATAATCCAAATCTGGATATAAAGTCATGCTATGCAGAACGGTCTTTTGATCATTCTGATTCCATTTTGGCTCACAGTCTTTGATTTGCCACTTAAGTTCATGACTTTGGAAAATTTCGCAAATTACGCTCATTTAATTATGCTTGTGGTTTTTCTCCTCTAAAGGCCTTACCTTTATTAGAATCTTTTCTTTCTGGATCAACTGGCTTGTAGTTTGCCCAGATTTCATTGTATATTCTGCAGCTTGCGCCCATGAAATTGATAATTCCAACAAATTTCTTACGATCATCGCCAGTCATTCTAGAAACTTTCTTTCCAATACGACGAGCATCATCAAGATCTAATTCTTCTTCATCATCTTTTCCAACTAATTCTTTAAGAGAATTTCTGGATTTTTCATTGATTGCAATAAAAGACTCGAATGTCATTGATTCAGTTGGAGTATCAGACTCATGGTCTGAAACATACGAATCAAAACGATCAACTTCATCACCAGTCATTAAACCAGTTGCATACGTTACAAATCTTTCATAAAGATCTGCACGGTCTTGCATTGGAATTCCGGCTTTGTCCATATACTGGACTATGCTGCGAGGTACGCTTAATGTAATCCTCATCGAGTTTTTAATTATTTTTGTTTGTTAGCCATCTTAGGGTCAACTGACTTAGTGATAGCTTTTCCTTTGATAACTAAATTACCGAAACTAGGATCTACTGACTTAGTGATAGCCTTTCCTTTAGGGTTTGCTTCAGCTAAGTTAGAATTAACTGACTTAGAGATTTTAGAACCTTTAGCAGCTTTAAGATCAGTCATTTTAGCGTCAACTGACTTTTTAACGCTAGAACCCTTAGGCATATCTAATTTAGCCATTTTAGGATCTACGCTTTTTCCTAATTTAGAACCTGTTGCAGGTAATACTGCCAAGTTTTGGTTAACTTTTTCAGTTAGGAACTCTGTGTAAGACAATACTGGGTTTGCCATTTTATTGTTTTCTTTTTTTAATTACTCGATCTTCTCTGGGCACTCCTGGTCTCTCCAATCTTTCAATATGAGTATTCATATTAAAATAATATTAAGGCCGTCAGAGGTCTCAGATTAATTTCTTTTTATAATTACCTAATTAGACAATTATTTTAGTTATTTATCTGACCTCTTAAAATAAGAAAGCCCTCCGAAGAGGGCTTTACTTTAATATAACCTGGGTTAAGATTATGCTAATTTAGCAAGAGAACCAGATGCCAATGAGAATTGAACATACTGAGTTCCAGGATGCCATCCAGCTTCAACCAATGCATATCTTGACTTCATACCGATTTTCGGAGAGAAAGTACCCTCAGAAATAGTTTGAAGAGATTCTGCCATGATGTAAGGCATGAATTTAAGACCTGGCTCTTCGTCAGCACCTTTACGACCAATTAATACAGTCGCATCGTCAAACTTCAAGTTAGGATCAACGTATACGTTAAGACCGTAAACTTTACCAGCAGGGTACAATGTACCAGCAGCAGAACCTAAATCGTTGTTGAAAGGAGCAATTGAGTAACCAGCAGCATCAGCCATAGCAGATGCAACTTTAGCACCAACTACTGCGAAAGTACCAGCACCAAAACGTGCTCTGTGGTAGATCAAGTTAGCAGATTCTAACATCTTGCTAGCAAGTCTTCTTTGAGCAGTTGTTACGTTTTCGAAACCACCAGTATAAGTAGCAGCAGATAAGTCTAATGTAGCAGAATAACCTTCAGCTGTTGCAGCTGCAGCAGCGTGAGTTGTTGCTAAATTCTTAACTTTAGAAACGATTTCTTTGTTGATTGTTTGAGCAAGCTCGTTAACAGCAACATTCTCTAACATAGAGATTGCGTCGAAATTCCAAACTCTGTTAAGATCTTGGATTTGCTCAACTGTTGCAGAGATAGAAACTTGAGAAGTTTTAGCCTCAACAAACTTAGTGAACATTTTAAGACCCATTTGACGGAATTTAGAAGTTTCACCAGCACCTCTATTCATAGATTGAGTGTACTCTTGACCATCTAAGAAAGGACCATACCAAGCAGAAGCTTCAGCTGTACCTGCAGGAGCTGCAGTTGAAGTGAAACCAGAGATATGATTTTCTAAAGCAGATACTAATTCTACTTCAGCTTCTGAAACAGCAATACCTGCAGCAACCGCTTGAGCAGCAACTGAAGTAGAAGCGTCTGTACCAGAAATAACTTTGTAGATGTATTTTGCATCTAGACGAGATACACCAACATAAGCAAACTCTCTGTCACCAGTGTTATCTGGAGTTGTATCAAGAGTTGCAGTTTTGATCAAATATGGTTCAAACTCACCAGTTACGTTACCACCTTGGTAAACATAATCTAAGTAAGGAAGGAAACCAACTGGAGAGTCCATAGGAACTACACCAACTAGGTCAAAACCAATAGTTTTTGCTGCTACTTGAATAGCAACTGGCAATAAACTTGGGAATTTATCACCTGAACCATTTGCACCAGTTGTTGGAGCTAATGGGTTACCGATTCCACTGATAGAACCTGGTTGTTGATAGAATAAACCTGGAGCAACAGCTGATTCGTTGATTGCACCTGCGTTTTCGAACATTGCGTGATAGTGGCAATAATCTACTAACCAAGGACGTGAATCTGCGTTTACACCATAGCTTTCTAAAACTGGAGCCCAAGTTGACTTAACAGAGGCATCGTTTAGTCTTTTAAATACTTTTGTAGACATTTTGTTTTAAAAATTTTTTAGTTGTTTGCTCTTCTTTTTAGAGCGTCGAGGTATGCATTACCATAACCTCTTTGATGTTCCGCAACTTTCTCAATCGAGATAAAACCTTCTCTACCTTGGCTTTCGTTGATGTGTTGCGCTGTTTTATTTTGTTTTTCGAAATAAATTCTTTCATTAACTCCTCTTAAATCTCTGCTCTCCCAGAAGTTTTTAACTTGGTAAGGAGTGTTAAGAACAGTTAAAGAAGCTTGAGCTTCTAAACGGCTCTTTTCTGCAGGAGTCATGCTTTCAAAAACTTCTTTGAATTTAGCAGGCATGAACTTAATTAAGTTTGGAGTATTTTCTTGTTGTTTGTTAAGAACTGATTCAATGATTTGGATAACGTCTTCTTCTTTGAAGTAAACTGCACCTGAAAGAGCTTCAATAATAGCAGTTTTTTGAGTTTGATCTAAATTAAAGAATCTTGATTTATTATCTTCGTTAAGAAGTTTTAAGAATGGATATCTGCTTTCTAATACAGATTTAGCAGAGTTATCTTTGATATGCTTAACAATTGAGTTAACTGAACTTACAATATCAGAAACATTAGAACCTTCAGAAACTTGATAGTTTACAGACTCATCTAATTTTTCGATTTGGCTAAATGCAGAGGCAGTTTTAGTAGAAAGACCTACTTTACCTTCATTTAATTCAGTTGCAATATACTCAGAATATTTAATTCCTCTTTCAAGGTTTTCAGCAAGATAGTTAGCGTAACCAATAGAGTGCTTTAAGTTTTCAGCAACGTATTCAGTGTATCTGATACCTTGTTCTGATTTTTCAGCAACATACTCAGAATATTGAATTCCTTTATCAAGGTTTTCTGCTAAGTA